TCATATTTGTTTTTATTAACTCTAGCTATTTCAAGCTCTTTATTAGCAATATCTTTTTGAGTATTTAAACGTTCTCTTTCTATATCTAACTTAGAATTTTGCAAAGATGTTTTAGTCATTGACTCTTGTCTTTTAAAATCCATTTGTTCTCTATATTGAGATTCTTGTTTAATATCTTTTAAAGCATCTTGGTAATCACTCATTTGATTTTGATTAATATCTACACCTGCACCATAACCAGCAGCTCTGATTTCAGCAATAGTAATATCTTTCTGAATCATTTTATCATCTCTTGCATTATTAGCTTGGATATCCATTTGTTTTTGTTTTTCCAAAGAAGCTAATTGCTCTTGTTGCATCTGTTGCTCTTGTTGCATTTGTTCTTGTCTAGATGCTTGTGTTTTTTCTTCAGCATGTTTCAAGATTCCAGTTACTTCAGAAATACTATCTGCTTTAATGATATTACCTAAATCAAATATACTAGCACCTGTAGTATTATTTGTTAATGCTAATTGTTTTAATTGATCAAGAGTAGATCTATGATTTGTTTTAGTTGTAGCAAATACATTAAAATCTCTAAGCAATAAATCTGTACCATTAATTTGGAAATTAACTTTATCTGCTTCAGATGATATATAAGTTAATCTTACACTAGGTTTTGTACTATAATAGTATTGTGCTAAGTCAGTACGCATCTGATGTACGCGTGGCATTAAATGATCTGCGTGTTGTGTAAAATATATTTCAGTTTGTGCGTATGATTGATTTAAAGCTTGAGTTACACCTGTAGCTGTTTCTTGACCAATTGGAGCTCCTAATCTTTGTGGGTTAATTCCAATTGCATCAAAGGCTTGTTGTTTAAAATAATTAGCTAATTGAATTCTAGACATTAATCTGCCTGTCTGCTCCATATTCAATGTTTGATAATGATTGAAGTTTGTAGCATTTTCTGTATTAGTAATAGATGTATCTAAAGGAAGCATTTGAAAATCTTTCATTGCAACATATGCTTTAGCAAAATTGTTTTTACCCCAATCTTCACCCATAGAGTGTCTAGGAAGAGCGTTCTGGTCAAACATGATAACTGTACCTAACTCATCTACTAATATGTCCGCAATTTGATTGTTTACCATGTTATATCCAACTTGGTATGCTTTCATTAAATCAACCAATGATGTTGATCTAGTATTTCTATCTGAAAATATTCTACCTTCAACAGGTAATTTACATCCATAAAGAGAATTAGAACCTTTAAATTGAAATGGTATTCTTCCTGGTTTCTTTTTATTGACTCCTAAATAAATAGGGTTAAGATTATTACCCATTGAAGATCTCCAATATGCTGGTAAGTTTGGTCCAATTTTAACACCACCCCAAGTTTCATTAATCCAGATCCAATCAATGTGTTCACCCATTAATAAATTATCCTTTGTTTTATCTTTAAACAATGATAAATCATAAACAGCTTTTTCAGTTATTTTGTAACCTTCATCAATAATATCTTGTATAATTTCACCTTCAGGTGTTATTCTTGTAAGATGTCCTACCTTACGTTGTGTTTTCCAATAACAGGTTGTAACCCTCATTAGAGAACCTTGACCCCAGTTAGCAAAATCATCACCTTCATTTAAGATGCTGCTAATTATATCTGACCCATGTGCTGGTGAACTATCCCATTGACTTGTAAATTGTCTATAAGCTAAACCTGGTGCATTAGTATTCCAATCATGTGATTTAGAAGGATCATAAAAAGTACCATCATTCTGATAACCAGAAACTTGATATTTGCTACTTTTTTGAGGATGTATTGTTTGTAATGATTCAAGTTGTTCTTCATCCATTAAATAACCAAACTTATCAATAGCATCAGATACAGTCATTAAATCTATTTTACCAACATAATTGGATTCAGAAATATATCTAGTATCAGGAGACTTTTGATAGAATGTTAATATTGGATTCCAAAGTTCAACTTCATAATCATCTTCCATCATACGGAAATGCCAAAACTCTCTGTCTGTAATAAGCATATCACGGAAACCTCTTTCCTCTAATTCTTGCATTTTAAATCTTTCCTCATCAACACTTGTTTGATGTGTAGCCCATTCTTCAACTAAAGATCTATAATCTTTTCTAAAGAAAGATTCTATTTCAGGAAGTGATTTTAAGTTTTCAGGAGATAAAGATTGTTGATTCTCAGGTGCTTGCGGATCAGCTCCCATAGCAATCATTTTTTGCATAAGCTTTTCTTCAGCATCTGCTAATAGATTTTCTTCTATAAGAATTCTTTTTTGCTCTAACATTTCATTATGAGAAATATCATCAACAGCTCTAAATTGAACTTTAGAATATCTTTTAGAAAATTCTCCTGAAAGAACATTAATAACGTTTGGTATAATAGGATAAAACTTAAGTTCTAAAGCAGAGTCATCTTCTTTAGTTAGTATATCAAGTAAATCTTTATGTTCATTATTATCCTCAATAATGTAATCTGATTTATCAATTATACCTTTAGCAAGTTTATAGTTTTTAAGAAGTCTTCTAGCGTTTTGTTTTAAAAACTGTTGGCCTTGTAATTCTAACCAGTCTAGGTTCCATGCAGCCCAATCATTATCTTTTTGACTATAAGGTAAAAATTGAATAGGTTGTGTCAATGAAGCAGAAGTAGGATAACCTTCAGCTTTTGCACCACTCTTTAACTGCATTGCATTAAATACCTTCATAATTATTTTAAATTTTTATATGCAGATCTTCTAGGTCCACTTGTTATACTTTTATTCTGACCAATGTTTTTAAACGCACTATACTTTAATTTATACAAATTTTTTGAATTATCCAAGGAAATTCCGCTTTCTGTTTCACTTCTCTTTAAATAACCTCTATTTGATTGTTGTACTTTTACAAAAGCAATTAGTGCAGAAAATGCAACTAATCTATCCACGTTTAGTCCTGGATGAAAAGCTAACATTTCTTTAATAAGCATTGGGTCTGGGATTCTTTCAACACCTAATACAGATTTTAAAACGTTACCATCTGAATCTGTATCTTGATCTATCTCTTCTCTAAGAAATTCTATAGCATAAGATATAAGGTGTTGTTTAAATAATGTACCTGTATTCTTCCAACCGTACTCTTGATAAACAGTTTTGTTTGAACCAAGATCTTTTAGAAATAAAATTTGTTGTTTAGGTACTAAATATTTTTGTTTTCTTTTTGCAATCATATGTTGTATAAACAAAGACACATTATTCTCAACAAGTGTCCAAGCATTATACCATTCAATAATTAATTCTAATTGAGCATGTGTTTTATTAATGTCATCATATCTTCCACACCAAGCAGCTACAATTTTATCACGTTCAATAAAATGTTCTAATCCAGAAGCTGTTTCACGTTTAACTTCTACTGCATTTTTATAAACAAATATAGAACACAATGAGTCAGATGTAGTTGTTTTACCTTCTGATACAGGGTCAATAGAAGCATAGTATGCACCAAAACCTGGATTTTTTACAGGTCTTTCCCACACAACTAAGCATCCAGATTTATCTTGTAGTTTTTTATTAACTGGAAATTCTGATATAGGTAACTTATTACTTCTTTTAGCAACAATACCTGTCATATCTCTTTCTAGTTCTATATGCTCATAAGCATATTCTTTTTCTTCAATACGTTTGTTTTGTTGAGTAAGAATACCTTGAGGAAAAATAGAAGCTGTTCTATAAGCAAAAGCTTCTTTTATGTTTGTTGGTTTTTGTGAAATACGCAACTGATATTGCTCAGGACTTAAATCAGCTTTCCACCTTTCTCTTTCAAGTAAGATAGCTTCTAAAGCTTCCTCAACTAATGAGTTACCAAAATCATCTATATATGGAGGCATAGACCACTGCTCTGGAATAAACAATCCAGCTAGACCAATAGCACCATCACCATCTATTAAGTTAGTTTCAACAGCATAGATATCATTTATTGTAGGATTTAATACCATTTGCTTTAATGGTTCACATTGAGCTAAATCTCCCACAGATCCTGCTGCAATAAACATACCTGTAGTCATCATACCAGATGACATTGCAGGACGAAGGTACTCATATGTTTCCGTCATTTTAGGGGCAATTCCTGCCTCCTCATGAAAGAAATAAGTTGTTGGACCCCCTACACCACTTGTTGGGCTTTTTTCAAAGGAGGCACCTTGTATTTTAGATTTTAATCCACGTGCTGTTTTTCTATTACCAACTTTAACTTCAATCTGTTGTTGCCATAGCAAAACTTTTTCAGGATTACTTGGTCTATACCAAGCAGTGTGTTCATTTAAGAACGTTTTATATTCTTCTAAAAATTTCCAAGAACCTTTATCATTAATATAATCTTTTAATGAAGCACCAATTTTACAAACAGATCCTTCTTCAAACCAATAGGTATTAATAATTTTACCCATGTGAAAATAAGAAGATGCTATTTGACGTTTCTTTAATATAGCTGAGTGTCTATTATTTAATTCTGCAAGCAATTCATATAAAGCCATATGATATTGAGCATCTCTTATTTTAACAAAGCCGTATTTTTTTTCTTCTTTATCATAGATTGGAAGAAAGTTTATCCACATATAGTAATCTCTTGTTAAATACCAGCTTTTATCACCATCATTATAGATGACACCTTCACGGCATTTATTCTTTTGATCATCCCAATAAGACATAAAATCTTTAGATCTAAATGGAGCTAAACAATAAACTCCATTTGTATTAAAGTTAACTGCCTCAGTATTAAATAGTAAGGCTGTTTCATTGAATTCATACAGACCTGGTTCTTTGAAAATAGATAACACATAAGTTATAAAATCTTCTTTTGTCTCAAAGTCTGTTACGCTCCAAACATTATTACTATATGTGGGTACACTTTTATACATTATACTTCAATAATTTTTGCAAGAATATCTCCTTCAGTTATAAGTAAATGAGGTTGATTATTATGTTCCATTTCCATAGGTGTAATATAATCTGGATATTGAACTACATCACCAACATTTATTTCAGTTACTAATTGACCAATTCCAATTACAGTTCCTCTGTATACTTTTTTAATTGCTGAATCAGGAATAATTATATTAGTTCCCGGAATCATTTTCAATGCTTCCAATGGTTTGATTAACACTCTCTTCCCTACTGGTACTATTTCTATTGTTTTCATCTTTGTTAGTTTTTAAATTTTTTATTTCTACAGGGTCATCCCAATAACAGAATACCCAATTTTCATTATTGTTCATTACATTTGATCATAAGCTAGTCCGGCACCACCTCTAACAGAACTTTGTTGTTCTTCTTGCATATCAGTAAAAGCACCTTTGTATGATTGTCTGATTTGTTCAAACTTAGATGCAGCATTAACCATTGAATTAATGTTACCATCTCTACCATGTTCAATAGCAGTTACCTCCATGTACCTAGCTAATCTATCAAGCATAGACTTAATCCCTTTGTAGGCTCTATATGTAGGTGTTTCATATAATTTAGCACACATATCTAAAGAGTATCTTATCTTAGGATCTTCAGGTGATTCTTCTAAACCACACTCCTCTATAATGATATCTTCTTTTTCAGATTCAGGTAAATTAAAAAATGGATTCATATCCGGGTTAGGACATGTCATATAAAATAAATATGTGTAGACACTTAAGTAAGTATCAGGATATTCTTCCATTAAATCTTTTAAAAAAGTTAAAGAATAGCAATGCTCACTGGGTACTACTTTACCATTTTGTATATCAAATAATTTTATTAACATTGTTATTTATTTTGAGGATTATCTTTCAACCACATAATTAAACTTGCAACCTCATCTTTTAAATAAGGCATTTCATACATTTTAATTTCTTCAATTACAGGCTCACCATTAACGTGTTCGTTAATTGGATAACCATTAGTATCTTCACCAACTTGTTTAAATTTAACATGTTGTACAACAAGTTTTCCTATCTTTAATTTAGGATTATGCTTCTTAATAATATAAGCATAAATACTCAATTGTATATTATAGTGATTTAAATTACAATCATCTAAGTGACTTACAGGATTATACATTTTAGATGTAATACCTTCCCAATTTGTAAAACCAGCTTCTTTAATTTCTTTGTTAGTTTTATAATCAGTAATATTAATTACACCATCAACAACTTCTACTAAATCAGCTTGACCACATAAGGCAACAGATTTTAGATACACCATATGTTCTGGATAGACTCCATCTTTTAGCTTTTGATCTGGAGCTTTTTTAATACCATCCTCATCAACTAAAGGTTTGATGATAGGTAATTCAAAACCATTTCTTTCAATAGTTTCAAAATCAAGTATATCAGCTTCTCTTTGATGATGATACCAGTTACCTAAAGTAATAGCACGTTCAGTTTCAGAATCCCAAGCATCTAATATTTGTTTAGGAGTCATACCAAACCACTTAGAATATTTATTCTTAGCTGATTTAGTTGCTTGAGCTTTAGCATCAAATTTTGGTTTAAACAAACCTATAAAAGATGTTACACTAGTCCATTTGATATTATCACTATCAGAACTTTGATACACGTGACCATCTTCTTTAAATATAATAGCCATTACTTTGTTTTTAAAAGTTCATTTGCCCCAGCACTTATTTCTCTAGTTGTTGTACCTATTGAAGCATCATTAGTTGTTGTTGTACAATAAGGGTTTAAAGTACCTGTATTTGGTACACCAAAGTAAGGTTGATATACTGTATGCTGATTTTTATTAGAACTTACATTTTGTAAATCTAATAATGAAGCTTTAATTTCCGCACTTAAAAGAACGTTTGCTGCTTCTACTGTGATCATTTTATATTCTAAAAGATCTTTTACAATTTCACTTACTGTCATAATATTTTATTTTAAAAATTTTGTTTCTTCTTCTTCAGTCAACAACGCTTCCCATTTTTCTTTAGGGCATCCTGCTGATAGCGATCTAATTTTAAAAGCTAAACTACAACCACAGTCTGAACAGCAAGGTTGACTACCGGGCATAAGACAATGTGAACCTTCTGTATCTAAATGATCACAATTCTTGCATATTTTCCAACGTTCATTTGCAATTAATTCAACATGTTCTTTTTTAAAGACATTGTTTTTAATACCTTCTAATATTTGATGGGTATTTTTAAGTGCGTCAAATAACTTACTCTTTGCCATTTTTGTTGTTTTTAAAATTTAATTTATCTTGAGCTAATTCATCCATCATTGCTAAAGCTTTTTCTAATAGTTCTAATTTATCACTTATTATTAAATGCTTTTCATAACCGGTATAATTAACTTTTTCTAAATTGCCCAAAGAACTTTTAGTTTTTTTAACAGCACTTCTTAATCTTGCGTGCCTTAAATGAAAAGTTCCTAAACCAGCTATAGCTATATTGGGGTGTGCAAGCTCTGACATGTTCTTTCTAAGCTTAGCATAATAAAATGCTATAATGTCATCAACAACTTCAGCATGCACACCCACCTCTTCAGCTATTCCTTTTTTAAATTCCTTATGATGCTTCGGATTCACTACCTAGTATTTTATAATCTAATAATACTAAACCTTCTGTCTGAACATTCATTGCTTTATTTAATGAAATCTTTTTCTTATTAACTCCCAATTTTACAATAAGATTTTTTTTCTCCGCCTTTGTCATAGCATTTCTGGCCGATTGAGGGCTTTTAAAAATGTTCTTATTAGTAACATCGTTACAAAAGGATGTCAATTCAACACTTTTTATTTTAGCCAATTCGGTTAAACATTTTAAATCAGAGTTACTAATTTGGATATCATTAAAGAAGCAATAGGTAAGTATCTGAAACTCAATAGTTTGAGACAGACTTACTCTTATTTTTTGTTCTACTTTATTTACTATTGCCATTTTATTTATAAACTTAAAAGCATATCAATTAAATCAGGATGAGGATAACAATCAAATTTATCACGTCTAACATTAGTATGAGTTAACAACCCTTTTACTTTACCATCATATGCATCTTGTTGAAATTCAAATGCTTTTGTAGGACCAAACTTTTTAATCCATTGCACTAAACCAACTCTGATATCAATATTATCTCTTTCAGCAACATACTTAATCCATTGCTCTAGAGCTACAATTTGTTTCTCAGAATATGCATGCCAGAATGTATAACCTTTAAACGGTTCTTTCAATTCTGTTACTTGCTCTTTTGCAGCTACAGTTCCCACATACGTTTTCAAATCTTTAGTTAGAAAACCCATAGAACACACCTCTATACCGACAGACTTACTATTCATGTTCCCAGAGCCAGTTTTACCTAGGTGCCATCCTTGTGCGCCAGTTGGGAAAGCTTTTACCATCACACCATCAAAGTCATCATTATTGGTTTTGTGATTCTGCCCACCCAATACAAACTCGGTTGCAATTCTTCCACGGTCATCTTTACCCCACATGTCAATACACTTGTAAGGATCATTTCCTCCAGCCGTGTGATGTAAGAAGATGTACTCATTCTTAACCGGTCCAGGTAAATATTCACCTTTAGGTAAATAATACTTATGGATCAACTGATTAAAGTTGGTAGTATAGTACTGATCATTCACGTCAGTATCCTTATCAATAGCCTCTTTAGAAGGACCATGAGCTAGTAACATTTTCCAAGTATCATCTCCAACAATCCCGTCAGGTCTTAAGTTGAAGGCTAATTGACTTTTTATTACTGCTTCTTTTGTCTTTGGACCAAACTCACCATCCGGTATAAGTTTAAGGAGAGTCTGTAGTTTTTTTACATCCTCTCCTCTAGCCCCTTGCTTTAACATTTCCATTACGTTATTTTTAGTTTTGTTTTGGAAGATCTGCTTCTAAGTCAGAAGCTGCTTTCTTAAATTCATTAGCTTTGTCATCAGGATCTTGGCTTGCATAAGCTTGAGCTAAAAACATCTGAGCCTGGATTCGTTTTGCACGTGCCTCCTCAATACTCATTAGTAATTCCTCATACTCCTTCTGAACTCTAAGATGTGGTAAATTCTCTGTATAGAATTTTGTGATTTCTTCTCTACGTTGAGTCAACTCTTCTTTACTTAAAAGCTCTTGTTCTTCAACGTTTTCATTTACTACTTTCATTTTTATTGGTTTTAAATGTTTATAATATGAATACAAATATACAAATAAAATGTTTAAATAATAAAAGTTTACTTTATTTTTTTACTCTTCTGGTAATATAGTTTCCGGATGATTCTTATTCATAACCTTTTTAAGCTCAGAACATTTCTCATACTCCTCGGTGTATGTAAAGAATCTGATTACATCCATGTAAGATTGTGCTTCAACGTTGGACGGATCATGTGCTAGAGCAGTGGCCTTTTTCAGCTTCATATCATCAGCTAGTAAATCTTCAAACTCATACTTGTTCATAAGCAAGTCATAGGAGTTGTTAAATGCTTCTTCAATTATATTATCATCCATATCCTAAAATGTATTGTATCACTTCCTATAGCGAAGATACAACTATTTTTAAAATTTACCCAGATTTTTTATAACTTTCAAGTTGACTCCCCCATAGTCCACCCACAATATTTATACCCCCCGGTACCCTAAATATTATGTGTTTTGCATTGTTGAGGGGTGGTAGGATTCCGCTCCCCAGCTACAGTTTGACAGACACTAACCCCCTGTCATTTGTATAACCTTTTAATTTTTATCAAAATGAAACAAGTATTTTTCCGTAGATTGAGAATCAATGAATCAACTGGCACAGCCACTATCATTGTATCTAGTGATGCCTTAGAAACAAAGACATCTGACCTGTTAGGTTTTTCAGTGGGCTCACGCACACAGAATAACATAACATTTGGCGTACTTAGCCTAGTTGACCCTCAAACGGGCAAGGCTATGAATGCCAAACATCCCACCATTCTGGCGCTTCAAAAGAAGCTGAATGTTGGAGACGCTCTACCTGGCTTCCAGTTGAGCAACAATCCTGTTGTCAACCGTGAGACAGGTGAAGAGACTGGTCTCTTCTGGGTTGAAGCTGTGTAAAAACAGCTTTGCACTGCAGTAGACTGAATGATGTTACTGCTCATATTCACATTACATTGTCCTATTCTTTAATGAACAAGGCAGTGTAGTGTGGATATTATATTGTTTAACTTAATAATGGTACCTCATGACATACATGAAAGATGTAAGATTCAATGTTACTTACAAAGATCACACTGATCCAACGCCATATGTGCGTGGATGTAACATAATGGCTAGGTCATTTAATGATCTAGTGAAGAAGTTTAATAAGATGTTTGAGAATAAGGAGTGTGAGATGATTGCAGCAATGAAAATGAATTAAATTTTATTTAATTGCGTGTGTTGATGAAAGTGGGTGTGGTCAATATACCCACTTTTCATACACATAATCACTTCCAAACTTATTCTAACTCATAATATTTATATTGCTATAATTACTACTAGAGTGATTACAATGAGAACTAATAGAAGATAATAATAGTTTGTCTTCTCTCCTATAGGATTCTCTTCTTCTCTCTCTCTAGGAATAGTATAATAGTAACCGCAATGTTGTAAAAATAACACCATGACTTTATTATGATGAACTAAGGTTCACATACTGGCAATACTCAAACGTAAGAAAGAGAGAATGTCCATATTATAAAGTCAGTGTAGTAGGTTGTCAATATGGAAGACAGAAGACATTTAAAGAGTGTGGAAATATATGCTTGATCAGCTAACGCACTCTTACTATTTAACTTTGATAACGGTTTAACTAATACCTATAACAAATTAGTTACCATTAGCTGTGTGTATATTGTCTGCAGAACATTATACATAATCCTATTTATGTGCACTATCCATAAATAGAGTAAGCATAAGTGACGTGTCCATTTCAGTGTGGAGGACAGGAACACTCAGAGCGGGTAAACAAATTGCTGCTCAAAAAGTTTGTTAGTTTACGCAATAACTAACAGGTGTATACCCTTTGTATACTATTCCTGAACTTCCTGGTTCATAGGGATAAAATATTAAGAACCAGGTTTCTGTTGAGCTACAGATACAGCTCACTCAATGTACTTTTGTGGTCATTGCAAGGATAGACAAACGTTATGTTAAGTAACTACTTGTTTGTGGAGTGATAGCTGGGAGAAATCCAGATCGGCTAGTGCTATGAAGCATCAAGTAAAGGTAGATAATTTTTATTATTTATTATTAGTATCCAATTGTATCAATACCTAAGCATGTATATAAACTGCTTTATTTAAAAAAACTTAACTCTTTCCAAGATGTTGAGGACACCAAGTTTCTATATGAACCTATTTATAATCTATTATGAAATACGTGATAGCTCTTTGATAGAAGTATAGTTTTAGGTGTAAAACACAAACTCTTTAAAATCAAACAACATGAAAAAACATCCACGTTTAACATTGGGAACATTGTATGTAATTACAATGTTATTACTTATTGCTATGTCATTAGAAAGCTGTGCTACTAGATCTTGTAGTTCATACAGGTCTAAACCAGACAGATTAAGTAGAATCCGTTAATTAAATGGAGATTTAAATTCTCCCAAACAGGTGCAAAGCCTGTACTTTTTTAAAACTCTCACAAAAACTCAAAAAAATGAAATCAACAAAACTTATGCTAGCAGTACTAGCAACTTTTCTTATTACATGGAATGTAATAGGAATGATTGGATATTTATTATCTGATATTTCATACAGGGAATGTATGACACATGGTGGCGTATTAATGTTAATGTTAATCTTTGGTTGGATACCTTCTGTAATAGTAGGTGCTGATTTAGAAAAAAAACTTGAAAACAATTAATTATGAAACTAAATACTTATTTGAAGATAACAATATTATTATTCTTAATGTATATTGTTTGGCAGTTTGGTAGAATCCATGATGATAATAAAATCATAATAGATCACAGTGAACGTAATCACATACTTAAAACTGATAGATGTGCTGTTGAAACAGACACAATGGATAATCCAAAAGTAATATGGTATCGTGATATGCCGTACGTAATTGATCAATCATTTAAACCAGAAGAATAATGAAAATTTATATCATTAAACCAGATGCATTTGGAATTTATAATAAAAGATTAGTGGTCATTGAAAATGTTACATTAGATAAAGTATTGTGTTGTGATTACTCAGGTGATTATGACATAGTATCAAAAGATAAAGTAGAATTTGATCTGACTGAAGAAAATATTCTATCATTGTTAAACAAAGACAAAAGAATACTTGATGTTGCACTAGATGCAGATTTAGTAGCTGTTGATGAAGACAATGATGAATACATATCTTATTATACTAGTTTCCAATAACAGAATATTACCAGTCATAACCGGCTGGTAATATTTTTTTAAACTACAATCCAATGAATGAAGAACAAATAGTTTATTATTACATCAGTGCAAGCAAGTCAAAAATTATGACACCATCAATGGAGTTTGCAATTGATAGAACAACTGAAGACTATATCATAGTCGTAGAAAATCAAAAAGAAAAAAAAATATTAATCAATAAAAACTTAAAAGATGAAAAGATCATATGAAATAAAAAGTC